ACAGCAGTTATTTGGCGACTTGACGCCTTGGAACATCTACCAAAAGATGAACCAGTGGCAGTGGAAAGACAGCTTAGAAGGCGCATTTAGGAAGATGTACTTATGATTATCATCGCACCTTACTCACAGAAACTAAGAACCAATAAGTTAAACCCAAAGAACTACCCGTACTGGAAAGAGCTCATTGCGCTGATTGACGAGCCAATCATTCAAGTAGGCGTTGAGGGCGAGGAACAGTTGGTTGAAAATTTTAAGAAAGACCTACCCATAAGTGAGTTACGCCAACTAATTCAAACATGTCGCACTTGGATTGGAGTAGATAGTTTCTTTCAGCACCTAGCTTGGGATGAAGGCAAACAAGGCATCGTACTATGGGGGCCATCTAATCCAATAATCTTTGGGCACCCAGAAAACATTAACTTATTGAAAGACCGGTCACACTTAGTGACCAATCAGTTTTTATGGTGGGAAGCCACCGAACACAGCAACGAACGATTTGTTGAACCACAAATTGTTTTAGAACATTTAAAAGGATAAAATATGGCGCAATCTGGCTACACAACCATACAGCTATACTCCACCACTACACCCGGTGCAGTGCCCGTAGCTGCAAACCTACAACAAGGCGAGTTGGCAATCAATGTGCCCGACGCCAAACTGTTTTACAAAAACACCTCGGGCGTAGTAACTCAGTTACAAACAACTGGGGCTAGTGGGTACTCTGGCTATTCTGGTAGTGGTATAAGTGGTTACTCTGGGTTAGGCACCAGTGGGTTTTCTGGCTACTCGGGTACTAGTGGGTACTCTGGTATTAGTCCAACCACCAATGTGGTTACATTCAGCGCTTACATGAGTGCAACTCAAATTTTTGCTTCGGGAACAACTACTAAATTAGCATTTGATAGCAAAATTTTTGATACCAATACAAATTACAATACATCAAATTATCGTTTTACTCCTACCATAGCGGGGTATTACCAAATAAATTTCAGTGGAAGTGCTAATGATTATAACTTAGGCGGCACAGTAATTTATTTATATGTTTATAAAAATGGTGTACTATATGCCCAAACAAGAGAACGAGATGATAACGGTCAACCACATAATCTTTCGATGTCTACCATTGTAGCAATGAATGGTACCACAGATTACATTGAGTTATACGGGCTTCAAACTGGCGGGTCAAATGTAGTTTTTACTGGTGGTGGAAGTATTTACAACCAGTTTAGTGGTGTTTTGGTAAAACCAATCTAATTTATAAATTTTAACTAAGGAGTTGTAAAATGGCGAAAGAAAAAACAAAAGGTGTAGATGAGTTGGTAACCGAAGAGGTTATAGAGGAAACCGTTGAGGAGACGGTAGCCGAAGACTTGCCACACTCAAACCCAATCATACAAATGGCTATCGACCAAGCTAGACAACGCTTTTTAAGAGAAACGGCAGAGTAGCATGGATCTTCAAACCCTTATTAATACTGTTCTGCCACTTATCTGTGTGGCAATTGGCTGGTTCTGCAAAGAGCTTTGGACTGCGGTTCAGACGCTGAAGATGGACCTCCATGACCTAAGAACCCACATGGCTGAAAACTACATGCACAAGTCAGACTTTGCCGACCGTTGGGACGAGGTTTTAAAAGCCATTCATAGGTTAGAAGACAAGGTAGACAGTTTACGAAACAATAAATGACATGCGGTATAAAATACTAAATGATATTTTAACTGGTAGAGATAACAAGACCCACGACATTGCGCGTTGGTCTTGGGTTCTATCTTTCTTTGCTGTTGTGTTGGGCGCAGGCTATGAACTAGTGCAAGGACATCTACCATCTTTACGGGATTTTGCTGAGTCAATTGGAATTATCTCTGGAGCACACGGTGCCGCTGTATTAATGAAGAAAGACGCAGAGCCAAAGGAACAATCCGATGTTGAAAACCCTTCTCAGTAGCGTTTATGTTTACCTTGTTGTAGCAGTCATTTCTAGTCTATTTTCTGGGTACATGGTATTTAACTTAACTTCAAAATATTACACCGCTAAAATAGAGCATGCCAACAACCAAGCAATAAAGGAAAAAGATGAAATTCAACGAAAAGGTGATGAACTGGTTGCTGACTATATTAAGAAAATTGATAGGTTGGGTTCCACCAACACTGTCTTACAAAAACAAGTTTACAGTGCGGTACGCCCTAATAACAACAATACTTGCACTGTTACTAGTGGGTTTGTTCGGCTGTACAACGCCAGTGCAACTGGTGAAACCTCAAGCCCCGACAGCACTGATGGAGCCGCCTCCGAAGTTGACGTTGCTACCTTACTCGACACCCTCATCGAAAACAACACAAAATATAACAAAGTAGCTCAACAACTGATAGAATTACAAGCATTCGAAAACTCTAAATAATCGCTATGTTAAAAAAACTATTAGTATCGGTGGGGATAGCCGTCCTCATTTTTTTCGCACAACAACTATCTTTTATTCAAACACTGGAAAGAGACATCGTGGCAATAACCGAATCAACATTTAAACTGCTTGTGCAATTTGAAGGCAAGCGCAATAAAGCCTACCAAGACTCTAAGGGACTTTGGACCATTGGCATAGGTCACCTCATTAAACCAACAGAGCAACACCTACTCCACGCAGTTCTAACAGACGAACAAGTAGAAGAGCTATTTAGAAGCGATTTAAAGTGGTGTGACGAGGCGATTGCCACTTCGGTAAAGGTTAGCATTACCCAGAACCAATACGACGCTCTAACGAGCCTCTGTTACAACATTGGCGACACACAGTTCAAAAAGTCTTCTGTAGTCCGTACTTTAAATGAAGGCAACTACGCCGCCGCGGCAGAACACTTTTTAGATTGGGTCAATCCATCCGTTCTAAAACCCCGTAGACAAAAAGAAAAAGAATTGTTTTTATCGCCAATTAAGGGCGAAAACACCTAATTTTTTGCATTAGTAGATATAAGGACTGATCATCCTATTTTAACCATAACAAACTCGAGGATACAAAATGGACGGATTTAAATCACTACCTAAAATGGCTTGCTTTAAAGAAGGCGGCCACGCTAAAAAAGAAGCATACTGTGGCGGAGGATCAGCCTATAAAAAAGGCGGTGAGGTCATGGATGAAAAACAAGATAAGGCAATGATTAAAAAAGCCTTTAAGCAACATGACGAAGCTGAACATGACAAAGAACCTACAGAAATTAAACTTCGTAAAGGTGGTCGTGCTAGTAAAAAAGAAGGCACTGTTCGCAAATTTAAAATTGGCGGATCTGTAGTTAATACCTACGAAGCCAAAAAAAGTTCTGGCGATTTAGACAACATCAAGAAAATCAAAGACATTAAACCAGGTAAAGCAGATGCTCCTAATGCAGCTACTAAACGTCCCAATTTTATGGGTAGCGATGTAGAAAAAGAACAATCTAAACTCGCTGGTGATAAAGACAAATTGCAAAAATATAAAAAAGGTGGCAATGTTAAAAAAATGGCAATTGGTGGTGACGTAGTTAGTGATTTAGCAAACGCTGAACTTTTGCATCAAAAAGAAAAAGAAGCAAGAGCTAAAAGATATTTAAGTCTAGACCAACAAAAACAATTAGCACAACAACAAGAAGACGCATATAAACAATACGGTCCTAAACAACCAGGGGTAATGCCACCAGTTAACCCAATGGGTGATGCAGGTGTTCCAGCACAAAAGCGTGGTGGTCGTGTAGGTCGTAAATAATATGCCAATTAAATCAAAACAACAAGAAAAAGCAATGTACGCAGCTGCGGCTGGTAAAAGCACAATAGGTATTCCTAAAAAAGTTGGTAAAGAGTTTGTAAAAGCAGGACCAGCAACCAACAAACTACCCCAAAAAGTAACTAAGCGAGCCTCTGGCCGAGGAAGATAACATGGCGTATTCAAATACAACTGGTCGCACTACAATTAATGTTGACCAGTTAATTTCTTATGCTTTTAGAGATGCTGGAAAAACCGCTGAAGAATTAACTCCAGAATACATTGATGCAGCCAAACAGGCATTGTTCTACAACCTACAGAATCTATCCAATCGTGGTGTGAATCTTTGGCTACTTGAAAACCAACTGTATGGTGCCCTTACACAACAACAGCAAATCTATCTGCCAAAAACAGTTATCGATGTAAGAGAAGCAAACTGGGTGTATGTACAAAACATTCAAGCATCTGCTTATCTCCCAAGTGATAACCCAGATTCCCCAAACGCTTTCAACCAGCAACCACAACTTAACTCTTTGGCCACGTCTACAATCAGTAAAAATTGGTTTGGAGTTGGTTACGCACAAGCACAGAGCGTGTTTTATGTTGGCTGGAATTGTTACGCGCCTAATGGCGGTACACAGACTTATAACTTAGTGTATGAGTATAGTGACGATGGTATTAACTGGACAGTTAAGCAGACATTCCCGTCTATTACAATGGTAGACAAACAATGGCAGTATTACAACATTGCTATTACAGAACCACACCTATTCTATAGATTGCGCGAGACAGTAGCAACCACATTCTCTGTTCGTCAAATTGTATTCTCTACAAGCCAACAAGTCATTCCTCTATCACGACTTAATCGTGATGATTATTGGAACCTCCCAAACAAACAATTTCCTTCTGTTAGATCATTACAATATTGGTTTAACCGTTCTATTGAACCATCGATGTATGTGTGGCCAGTGCCTAATAACTGCTACCAAATGTTCCAATTAATTGTTGAAGTACAAATGCAAGATGTTGGTTCATTAACAAATCAAATTTATGTACCAGATCGATGGCTGAATTGCATCCAAAAACAACTCTCTCACTCTATGTCATTACAACTACCTGGAGTAGATATGACTCGAGTTGGTTATTTAGAAGCACAAGCAGAAAAAGCCTTTATGCAAGCTAGTGAAGAAGATAGGGATAAATCGCCTATTTATTTCCAACCTAACTTTAGTTACTACACACGATGAGTTCAATAATGACATATAGTAGTCTGGTGCAAAACATCATTGACTACTCTGAGCGTAAGGATGATGATTTTATTGCCGCAATACCGGGCATTATTGCTTTGGCAGAATACTCTATTGCGGCACAACTAAGAACTCTTTTGCAATTGACTGTTGTCGAAACAGCATTAGCAACTAACCAATCTGTGTTAAACAAACCAGCAAGGTGGAGAAAAACTGTTAGCATGAAGGTTAATGGTGAACCAGTACTGTTGCGCAGTCAAGATTATGTAGCCCAATATTTGGCAGAGTCTGACTTAGGGCAACCTAAACTATATGCTGAGTATGATTTTTCAAATTGGAATTTTGCGCCGGCACCCGATACAAATTATCCAGTAGAAATTGTGTTTTATCAAGTGCCACAACCGCTTGATGATAACAATCAACAAAATTTATTTACATCAACTTGTCCGCAGTTAATGCTATATGCTTCTATGTACCACGCTATGGTGTTTTTAAAAGCACTAGACAAAATGCAAACTTGGAAACAATATTTCCAAGACGAATTAGATGCAATTAAACAAGAAGACAAAACCCGTCGTGTAGATAGAAACACGTCTATTCAGGAACCCTAATAAATGACTACACCAATTTACACATCTCCTTTTACAGGCACTGTTGTAACGCCAACGGATGTCTCCTATTCGGCACTTTCTTTTGGTGCCACTACACAGTTATATTGGCCAGCGGTTGTCAATCAAGGGATTGGTGAAAACCCAGCAACTCGTATTATTGATTGTACCGCCACAACTACTGGCTTAGCTCTTAAATTACCAACAGCAAACCAAGGTACTGTTGGTGCTGATATTTTATTCCGCAACTTGGGTACCAATTCATTTGTAGTAGAAGATTCTACAGGTATGAATTCTGTCACCATACCTGCTGGTATTTCTAAGTACTTCTATTTACAAGACAATACTACTGCCGCGGGCGTGTGGGGTAATGTTACATTTGGTGCTGGAACTTCTTCAGCAGATGCCGCAACATTGGCGGGTGCTGGATTAACTACAGTTAATGGTCAATTAGCAATAACACAAAACGTTGTAGATGTTTCTATTGCGCCTTCTGTTACAAATAATAGCAGAGCAATTACTTATAACTGGATTGGAGGTTTAGGTAACATTCCCTTACCTTCTATTACAACCTTATCTTCTGGTTGGTTTGTTGCGTTTAGAAATAGCGGTACTGGCACATTAACATTCACTCCAACATCCCCGCAAACAATCAACAGTTTTTCATCAATTAATACAAATCCTGGTGATTCTGGATTCATATTTTTTGACACTAGTTCTGGACAGTTTATTACCGTTGGTTGGGTTACTCCAAACAATGTCGTGTTCACATCAGCGACTTATGACGTAGATTCAATTAGTGGTGGCACATTAAATTTAGTTTCAAACGCCCCTATTATCCAAACCTATGTGTCGCAATCTGGCACACGTAATGCCACATTGGCAATAACATTGCCCGCCATTACGCAGTTGTATGTAATGGTAAATAACTGCACAAATGTAAATGATGTAATTACTTTCCAAAATCAAGGAAGTAGTCAAGCTCCGCTTTCACTGTCTATTGGACAAACATATACACTATTAAGTGATGGTGCTTTCTTATATGTTTTAAACTCATCTTCGTCTTCGTCCTTCAAAGCAATTAACGGCACTGCTGGCGCACCATCTTATTCGTTTTTAAATGACAACAACACGGGTATGTATTTGGCAGGCACAAGCATTTTAGGATTAACAGCGAATGGTGTGGAGATTATTGATATCAATGCTACCAACTTATCCGCACCAGTTACCACAGTCAAAGGGCAACTTAATGCAACGACCATAAGTGGTGGAACATTTTAAATGGCAACGGATAATCAACAACAAGACTCCACGCAAGCACAATATACTAGAATTTACAGTCTAGCCATCCCCGCTGGCATTAAGCGCGACGGCACACAATTTCAAAATGATCAATACACTGATGGTGTGTGGTGTCGATTCCAGCGTGGTGATCCTAAAAAAATGGGTGGTTACCGCACATTGTTTACTAGCAATACCGGTGTGTACCGAGGTATGGTTTCACAACCTTATAACGGTGTAAACTATATTTTTGCTGGAAACTATAAAGGATTAGACGTATTTAATTGTGGTATTAATTATGGGGTTGGTAGTGGTCCTTTTTCGGCAAATATATTGTCTGGCACTGTGCCATTTACCCTAGTATCTAATACAACTTTTAGTTTTACTATTGCGGGTAATGTGACATCTAGTTTTCCAACTGGCACCACAGTTATTTTCAACCAAACAACGCCTGTTAACTACACTACTACAACAGCAGTATACACCGCTCCTAATACAGTAGTGAGTGTGACTGGCACTATTTCTGGAAGTCCCACCACTGTTTGGTTAAACAACACACCTGTATTTACCTCTGATCCAGCACTAGGTCCTTATCGTCTAACTTGGCAGTTTGACTCTCAGTTTAGTCCCCAAGGTGGTCAGTTACAAATCTTTGCCCATCCTGGTTATAACTTGGTTGATATTGACAATGGCATACCATCTCAAGTATTGGTAGGTAACATCACACCCGTTGCGGGTAACACATGGACATTTAGTGGTTTATCGGATTCACAAGGAAGCAATCCCACTTACAAACCAATTAGTGTTGATGGGGGTGTTTGCATACTGTACCCATTTATTTTTGTTTATGGTTCACATGGGTTTATCGCTAATAATCATGTTAGTAGTACTTACTCGCAACAGAATTTTTATGATTGGAACGGTCCGTTAGCCAACCAAGTTAACGTGGCGGCTTCTAAAATTGTTAAGGGTATGCCTATGCGCGGTGGTACTAACTCACCCGCTGGTTTATTTTGGGCTACAGACTCATTGATTCGTGTATCATTTAATTCATCAGCCTCTAGTACTTCTACAGTCAGTCAATTTTGGAACTATGATATTGTTTCCAGTCAAATCTCCATTATGTCATCTAACGCTGTAACTGAAATGGATGGCATATTTTATTGGATGGGTGTCGATCGCTTTTATTTATATAATGGTAATGTAAAAGTAATGCCAAACGATAAAAACATTAATTACCTATTTGACAATATGAACTACACCCAACGCCAAAAGGTGTGGGCAACTAAAGTGCCGAGATACAATGAGATTTGGTTTTTTTATCCAAGAGGCACCGCAACAGAATGTACCGATGCTATTATTTATAATGTTAAAGATGATCTTTGGTACGATGCCGGTCAAGCAAGAGGAGCTCAACGCTCTTGTGGCTATACAACAGAATTATTTCCAACGCCTATTTGGGCTGATTGGAACTACACACCTACATTTAGTGCGCCGTATACTGTAATAAATCACCCAGCAAGTCTACCAGCACCATCAAATAATCAAATATATATCTCTGGTGATGTAACTTCTGTGTTTTCACCAGGAAGTATTTTAACATTTTCTACTTCTGCTTTATCAAGTCAAACTTTCCAAGTAACAAGTTGCGTTTTTACCATTAACTCTACTATTGGGGCACCAGGTGTCACTTTAATTTCTTTTAGTGGGGCGACTTCTAGTTCGGTGCCAATTGGAAGTTTAGTGTACCAACAAACAAGTGGCTATACTATTTGGCAACATGAGTTTGGTCAAAACCAAGTCAATTTAAATGGTGAAAGTTCCGTTTACTCAAGCATTACAACCAGTGATATTAGTTGGCTAACAGGTAACCCAAGCCAAGATGGGCTTGTTGGTGTTAATCGTCGTATGCATTTACGTCGTATAGAGCCAAACTTCTTACAAACTG